GCCGGAAGCAAAGAAGCTGGCAAATCAGAAATGGCGCCTCAACAACCTGTATCAGATCGTTGATCGGGATGGGAATTCGGTTCCATTCAAATTCAATCCGGTGCAGGAGTACGTCTATGAGCGCCTACACACTAGAAACCTGATCCTGAAGGCCCGACAATTAGGGATGTCTACCCTGGCAGTTTTGTACCTCTTGGACGAAACTTTGTTTTCTCAAAATATGTCTGCTGGGATAGTCTCTTATTCGCTTGAACATGCACAATACATATTTAAAAAGATTATCGGTCATGCTGTTGATAATATTCCCGCTTGGCTTGCTCCTTTTGCCCGTGTTGATTCTCGTTCAGCTCGCGAAATACGCTTTGCAAGCGGCTCTTCTATCCGCGTCGATACTACTCTCCGTGGCGGCTCTTATCAGCTCGTATTGGTGTCCGAGTACGGCAAAACATGCGCTCGAAATCCGATCAAAGCTGAAGAGGTTATCACAGGAACTCTAAACACTCTATCGGCCAACTCTCGCAGCATCATTGAATCGACGGGAGAAGGAAATGAAGGGTTCTTCGCTGAAATGGTCTACTCGGCCAATGAGCGCGGCAATGATCACTTAAGTCCTCTCGACTACTATCTCCACTTTTTCCCCTGGTACATGGAGCCTACCTATTCCATGTCTCAGCCCGTCACCATCGACGTTTCGCTTACCGACTATTTCAAAAAGATCGAGGAGGAAACGGCCTACAAATTCACCCAGCAACAGAAGAACTGGTATGCCCACCAGCGCTCTATGATGGGAGATAAAATCAAACAGGAATTCCCTTCAGTTATCTCCGAGGCTTTCCTTTCAAGCTCCGATGCCTATTACTTCCAGCTAGGCGTGGAGAAAGCCTATTCCGAGAACAGGATCCTGAACACTCCTCTTTACGATGCCCTGCAATCTGTCTATATCGCGATGGATATCGGCGCTACCGACATGACCGTGATGGTCTTTTTCCAATTGATTCATGGAGAAATCCGAATCATCGACTACTACGAAGACAACAACAAGGGCGTCGATTTCTATGCTAGGTTCCTTCTACAGGACAAAAAATACCTCTATCACACGATTTTCCTGCCTCACGACGCTGCTCATAAAGACGGTATCATCGTTGAAAACACCTACAAGCGAGAGTTCGCTAAGCTCTTTGCGCATACGCCCACCAAGTTCCATGTCCTCTCTCGAACAGACAAAAATCCGAACATTTCCAACGCCCGACTCAAGCTCGATCGTTGCGTCTTCAACGAGAATCGCACCAAGCCGCTTATCGATTGGATGCGCAAATACCGCAAGAAATGGTCCGAGCAATATGGGAAGTACATCGATGAACCCTTCCACGACCTCTCCTCTCACTATGCCGACGCCTTTATATACGCCATGCAAAGCGTATCCCACCTCGAAACTGTGGGCACTATGAAGGGCGCGCTTGAGAAGCACAAGGCCGTGGTAGATAACCGGAGACTCCGAATATGAATGGAACCAATCCCCGTATGGATTCCTTTATCCATTTGAGCAAAAACAAAATCGACTTCGATAACGATGGCTATCCCTGTTGGATCTGCAATGAATGCGCCACCTCTCGAGGCTATTCCAATCGATGCACGATGTCTACCTACCATGAAGACGCTTGCGGCTGGTGTGAAGAAATAAAAGCAGTAACTCAGCCGCGTGATTATGGATACCCACGCTTTTCAAAATAGTTGTGGTATATAAAAAAATATAAAGTATATCTTGAAAATTAACAGGGAGCATCAACCCCTGTTCTTACAAGGGCATAGATGCAGACACGAGCAGAAATCTGGTCAGAATTCCAAGAAAACTACCGTTATGCGCATGATTTCTGGTCGCCATTCGTTTCAAACGCGCAAGTGTATACACTCGCTGCGTCTGGGTATACTTGGAGCCAGAAAGAGCGTCTGCAATTAGACAAAGAAGGCAGGGAACCGCTCGAATTGAATATCATGCGCAGGCCAATAGAGTTCTTCTCTGGCTATTTGCGCGATAATCTCAATTCAATTGTGTTCGCACCCGTTGAAGGGTCTGATCAAAAAACAGCGGATCAACTCACAGAACTCTCCTACTATGTTTGGGACAAAGGCGGCGGCTATAACACATACCTAGACTCGTGCGACGAAATGTTCAAGTCCGGCATGTCCCTCACTGGGATCATGATGGATTACTCGAAAGACTTCGTGAACGGCGATATCACTTTTTACAAGCGCTGCTACAACCAGTTTTACCTTGATCCCACGTTTGAACGGCTCGATTTGAGCGACTGCGCCTTCGCAATCATGCGCGATTTACTCGACCGCAATGTCATCAAGCAGCTACTTCCATTTGTCGATCCAAAAGAAATCGACAGCATCCAAAATGCGTTCAGAGACGACAAATTCCTATCGTATCACCCCAACTTCACGACTTTGAGCCGCAATCGGAACCTGATGGCATACGATCAATATTATCGCCGCACAACGCGTACGCGCAAATTCCTAGTCGATGAAGACAATTCCTACTACCGAGACATCTCCCATCTCGATGAAGAAGAAATTCGCACACTGAACATTGGAATCCGTCGCGTGAAAGCACTCCGCGAGGAGTTCGAAGCTACTGGGCAAGACGTCTCTTCTTTGCCACCCGTATTGACAATCAGAGACGTCGAGCGCCCGTACATCGAGCTGCATATTATGCTCAACGGACAAGAAGTTTACAACGGGGAAGATCGAACGGGCATCGTTGAGACCTATCCGTTTGTGCCGACGATCTGCTACATGGAGCCTTCAATCTGGATGCCTTCTCAGAGGATCCAAGGGATCTCGGCGACACAATGGTCGAACCAGAGGAACTTCAACAAGCGCCACATGAAGATCGTGGACATGATGGATTCCGACATCTCGACGGGCTACAAGTACATGATCGGCGCTGTGGCAGACCCGCAAGATCTGCAGCAATCGGGTCAAAACAAGCTGATCGGCATAGATCCCGAGAATGCACCCGCTGGAATGGATTCAGTGCAAGAATTGCGCGGCGGCGGCGCAAATCCGGCCCTCATCGAGTACCAAGCCATCATCGACCAGTTGTCTCTCACCTTGGCAAACGTCAATGAATCTGTGCTTGGTATCGATGACAAGGGCAACACTCAAATCAGCGGCAGGCTTGCTCAAGTGCGCATCGCGCAGGGTCTACGTTCTAACCGCAAAGTGTTCGACAACATCGAAGTGAGCCAGCAAATCCTCGGAGGATTAGTCGGCAAAGCGATTCAGCTGAACATGCCTCCTGGAAAAGTGAAGCGCATCCTGGGCGAGGATCCAACCGAGCAGTTCTACAAGCGAGAGTTCGAGCAATACGACGCAGTCATCAAAGAAGGCGTCCGATCTCAATCTCAGAAAGACGCCTACTACTACGAAATCGTTAACCTCAAGCGAGAAGGCATCGTTGATGTTCCCCAAACCGAAATTATTAAAGCCCTTCGCATGGCGGGTCTCTCCGATCTGGAAGAAGCTATTGAGCAACAGCAAGCTGCACAGCAACAAGTACAACGAACTGCTGCCCAAATCCAGGGAGCAGAGCTGGAAGAACTCAACGCTAACAAAGAAGAAAAACTTGCTCTCGCTCAAGAACGACGCGCTAGAGTCCTATCTGATCTCGCGCTCAAAGACGAGAGAGAATCCGAGGCTCAACAAAACATTGCGCAAGCAGCATTGGACCGAGCTAAGACAATCACTGAAATAGCCAAGATGAATGACGATCGAATCCTCGATGTATTGCAGTTCGTCAACATGCTTGTGCAGCAAGAAGCATTGGGTCGAGAGGCGCAAAAAGCACAGGTTGAGGCGCAATCCGATCGATTGAACACGGATACTGAGGGATCTGTGGAGCAAGTCCAGTCGGCAGAGCAAGCTCGAACCGAAGCGGAGTTGTTTGGGTTAAATCCTCAATAAAAAACTATATGATATTAAATACTTTACACCGTATGGTGTGGAGTATAGCCAAAGGAGGCTAAATCATGGGATACGATAAAGCAAAAATGAGCGGCGGAGGAAAGTTTATGGACAATGCAAAAGGCATGTGTTCCTACAAAGACAATCCGATGAAAGCTGCTCGTCAGGTAAAACCTGAGTGCGGACCAGGCATGAATGCTGACCAAAAGAAGGCAAACGGTTTGCTCCAAAAAGCACAAAAACAAGTTGATTCACTCCGTGGAATGAGCGGGATGTAATCATGTCGGTGCATGCAATCATCGAAACGCCAGGACTGTTGGTTGATCCAGCATTCATTGATGAGAAGGAGTTGCTCAAATTCTATCTCAACAAGGCTATCGAAACGATCGTCATGCAAAACCAAAATAGGACGGAACGTTATTTTGTTATTTTTCACGAGCGATTCGACGGCGTAGATTCACGCATGAAAATCTCTGTGTCGACCGAATTTCCAGGCCGTATCACCAACACGATTGTCTTCTGGGTGTGCAATCGAAGAGGGATATGTGAATGGCTCTGGACAGTTCCTCCTAAAGACCAAAATGGGCATCAGCCCCCAGTAGAGTACAACCTCACAGGTGTCGCCTACCTGCAAGCAAAGGGCGCTATGCCGAAGTAAGGGGCTTTCCTTACTGCCATCGTGAAAGGCTGTTTCACGCTAACAACGGGTAAAAGATGAGTGCAGAGACCGTTCCTGCCGAGAATACAGAGCAAGAGTTGCCGATTCCAGCTCAAGAGCCGATTGCGGCTGAGGATGCTGGTCAAGCGGTTGCTCAAGAACCTCCAAAAGAGGAACAAGTGCCCCTTTCCGCGCTTCAAAAAGAGCGAAGGAAAAGACAAGACACTGAGCAAGAAGCCAGATGGTACAAAGAACAGCTGATGAGACAGCAACAAGCTGCCGCATCTTCTGCTCCTGAGTCAGATGATTCCGATCAAGAGCCTGTTTCTCGAAAAGAGTTAGGAAATGTAAAGAGGCAAGCTGTAAGGGAAGTTTTAGAGACCACTTGGATCTCGCAGAATCCCGAAAAGGCAGCCGACATAAACGACAAACTATCGGAATTTTTGAAACAAAGACCGCACCTCGCCCGTGCGATTGAAGACGCGCCGAATAGATATGAGGAGGCATGGACCTTGATGGATGCTTTAAGCCCAAAGCAAAAAGCCTTACTTAGACCAGCTCCGTTGCCAAAAAGAGATGCGCCAGGTAATCCTGCAACTCTCCCAAAAGCACACGGATTGAATCAAAGTGTAGATGTCATGGCCATGAGCGATTCAGAATTTAACGCGTGGAGGCAGTCGCAGCGTAAGCGTAGGTAGGTCGCTAAGGAGACTGCCTCATGTCCGTTACAACAACCTCAAACTATGGCTCAATGAGCGATAGATGGGCACAGCGTGCGTTGCTTCAAAGGAGCAAGCCACGATGCGTCCATAACCTATTTGGTCGGGCGTTTACGCTGCCACAAAAAAACACAGATACCATGGCATTTAGAAGACAAGAGAACTTGCCTTCGGATCCAGTGGTTCTATCGCAAGATGCGGATCCCGCACCTGTACAAGTCAACAAATTCGACATCAACGTTACCATCCAAGAATTTGGTCAGGTTGTATTGCTTTCTCGCAAAGTTATCCTCGTCGTTGAAGATGACACTGCCAATGAGACAGCTGATAACCTTTCACAAAGCATGCACACCATGCTGGATAAGGTAACACGCGATGTTTTCGCAAGTTCTGTCCCACAAATTTCTTGCCTAAACGGGACCAATGGCAACGCGATTACAGAATTAACGATGATCGACGTTCAGAGAGCGATCACCTATCTAGACCAAAACGACAGCGAAAAGATGGCGCCTACCATCGAAGGAACTTCGCGTTTTGGAACCGGACCTGTGGAACCGGCATACTGGGTAACTGCTCACGTAAAAATGAAGCCAGATATCCGTTCGCTAGACAACTTCGTTCCAACCTCTCAATACGGTTCTCAAGACCCTGTTTTGCAGGCCGAATTCGGATCCACGGACGAAGCGCGCTGGGTAACTTCTACCCTCGTTACTGTATCGGATGCTAACCCACCCGTTTTTTACAACACATTCATAGCCGCTAACGCTTATGGATATGTAGGAATCGACGAAGTGTCAACCGAGATGATCTTGAAGCCGCTTGGATTCAACGACTACCTCAACAGATTTCAGTCCATGGGCTTTAGCGCATGGTTCAATGCTGCGATCTTGGATGACTCCCACATCGTAACCCTGCTTTCAACACAAGCGTAAGCTTAAGGAGACAACATGGCAGATCTATTTTTAGGGCAGACTTGCACCGAAGCCTATCAGTTCATATCGGCTGGTACGGCCCATACTTTCCAGTTTAGCTGGCAGCCTGACAAAGTGGTGTTTAATAACATCACCAAGTGGGCAGCCACGGCTGGTAACCTTCCGATCTCGGTTTGGTTCCGAAATCAATTGGCAGCAGCACAAGCGAAGCAGATGCAAGTCATCGATAGCGCAGCTGCTCAGTCCTTTAACTTTCTGAATACCACCACTAACGGCTTTACTGTAGCCGATTCGCCTGGTGGGGTTCCTGCGTTCCGAGCATTGATTGCTGGCGTGACTCAGGCTGATCCTTGTGTTGTAACTACGACTGCAGCGCATGGCTTCCAGTCTGATCAGATCGTTCGCATCACTGACCTTGGCAATGTTGGTCCAGGAGTGGCAGCACGTGGTATGGATCCGTTGAACAACAACAGATTCTTGATCACTGTTCTGTCATCCACGACCTTCTCTTTGCGCGATGTCATCACAGACGAGCCAATCGATTCTACAAGCTTCCCAGCTTGGGTTTCAGGCGGCCGCTGTGATATCGAGACGCGAGTAATCACGTTGAACAACCCGCAAGTAGCTCCCTACAGCGCGTTGAATCCTTACAACCCAAACCCATTTGAGTACGACCCAGCTACCTACGCTTTGACTGCAGGCACTGCCGTCATGGGCGCAGACGGCGACGTATTCCTCATTGAGGTTTACAAGTGGGGACAGCTGATTGATTTGGGCGACTTGCTCACTTAATGGCTCGTCCGCCAAGTGCGGAAGGAGTTTGGGGACTCGTCTAAAACGCGAGTCCCTCTTTAAATGGAGAGAGAAATGTCGGCGATAGGTCAACTGCCCCATAGGGCGGAAATACTCAGTGTAAGTCTCAGCGATCCTTGCGTCATTACGACGACCGAGGCGCATGGGTTCTCGACCTTCGATTTTATCCGACTCACCAATCTCAACGGGATGATGCCTGTGCCGCAACACGGAGCAGACCAACTGAACAACAATCGATACCGAATCATTGTGATAGGAGATGATGCTTTTAAGCTTCAAGACCCCATCACTTTTGAGGACATCGATTCCACCAACTTTCCCCCCTATACCGAAGGCGGAAAGGTTAACTTAGTAGAAAACACGTTCTTCTTTTATGGAGAACCAGGAGATTAATATGGCACGAGTTAAAAAAACAGAAGAAGAAGCAGCTAAAGAATTGACCACTTCGATGGTACAAAAACCTGAAGAAGTTGACATGGAGGATATGCCTCTTGTGACACTTACAGATTATATTCGCTACAACCGAAAAGCGCGCGAACACAACAAGCGCCTAAAAGTTCTCCGCTACCCAATCAAAGTACCACCTACGGAGCTACATCCTCATGAGAGAGTGGTTTTTACACGGAATGATCAACCATCTAATCCCCTCCCTGTTTACCTATCGAATGACATGATCCATTATGACCGAACAAAGCTTAGAGATCAGCTCGTTCCAGGCAAAACCTATGACTTGCCTCGCGTAGTAATCCAACATTTAGCTGATCGCGGGACTCCCGTGTGGAAGTGGTTTGACAATGCAGATGGAAGCAAAGAAACAAGAAAGGCAGGCGTCACACCTCGCTTTTCATTAAGAACAGTATACGCGGACTAAAAAATGGCACAGTTTGTCTCTGATTGCTTAAGGACAATGCGGCTAGCGCTAAGCCGTCGCAATGAAAACGATCCCGACCAGAACGATCCTACTTTGTTTAGGTACCTCAATGACTTCATCAATCTGACGATGTCTGACGATGTGAAGGTCTTTGAGCAGTTTGGGACGCTCTCTTTTACAATCGACGAGTCAAACACCACTGGCGTCTACACCTTCAATGATGTGGGCGCTAGCTCTAATTTCACCAATATCTCACAAGAAGCGTTCATCTCTCTTTTAGACCCACCAGACGGATCGATCTCATGGAATCAACTGTGGATATTTCAAAACCCAGGTGAATTTTACAGTGAATGGGGCATAAACAACACCGATGTACTGATTCCTGGATATCCCACTCAGATGCTCTACTATGGCAATGAGATGGTTTTTAGAACTATCCCCAACACCTCTTACTTGGTTCAGATTTATGGATATAAAATCGTTCCTACCTTCTCCGATGAAGGAGACCCTCAGCTCCCATATGATTATTGGATGCGCTATTTGGCTTACGGCGCTGCTCGTGATTACGCCGCAGACTATAGGTTTGACGAAGCGTCACTTGCTCGCATTGAGCGAACTTTTCAGAGGCAGAGACGATTACTGATGACTAGAACACACAACCAAATCAAACAACAACGTGCAATGCCAAGGTTTTGACGATGAAAAAAATTAAGATATCAAAATCCCAGAAAGTCTCGCCAAAAGAAGCCTCTAAAATGCGAAAACGTGAAGGCGGCTCCAACGTAGGGAAATATAAAAATGTTCCTAAAGGAGACTTTGCAGGACCAAGTGGTGGTGCTCCATCGGGAAGCTTTCCTATCCCCACGCTCACCAAGGCAAAATCAGCTTTAAAACTGGCTCATAATGCCCCTAATCCAGCAGGCATTAAAGCCCAAGTATATAAAAAATATCCTCAACTCAAAAAGAAAGGAAAATAGCCATGCCACTGGTCAAAGGAAAAAGTGAAAAAGACATCCGACAAAACATAGAGACGGAAATGAAAGTAGGCGGCCGCCCACGCAAGCAAGCAGTGGCCATCGCTCTGAATGAAGCTAAAAAATCAGGATACAAACCAAAGAAAAAAGGCTCTAAGAAGAAAATGGGCCGAGGGAAGTGCTAATGAAAAAACAAAGCGGTCGCAGCCGGATGGATGAATCTCTCGGCGAGCGTAGAGGAAAAGAGTCTAAAAAGAAGCAAAGCTATAAGGCTCGAAGAGATGAGTCAGACGCTATGGTTCGCTCTAAGAAATTATCTAAGCCAGGGAAAATGGTTTCAGGAAAAAAGTTCTCAAAAGCTTTGGAGGACTACGATGAAAAAATCGGCATGGAGTCTAACCATCCTGCTCTTAAACCTGCGGATATTTCAGGCGCATTTAGCCGCGCTCAAAAGAAAATGGGATATTCAAAAAAACCAAGAGTAAAGCCTAATCGCGTAGGCAAGGGAAAGTAAAATGGTCTGGAATTCGCTATGGCCAGATGGGACTAAGTCTGTAAAGCAAAACACGACCCCAGGTCAACAAAACACTGCCTATACCGAAACGACCATGAATAACGATCACTTTTGGAATATAGGCGCTGATGAAGACGGCCATCATAGAGCTGTCAACATGATGAACTATGCGGATACAGCTACAGGAGCGCCTGCAGATGCTCCCATTGCCACTGGCTTTGATGGGGTCTATTACATCAAGCAGGTCAATGGACGCAATGCAGGCTTCTACCGCAATTCGGATGGGATCTTTCAGGCTGTTCCTGGCTTTATCAGCGGCTCAGCTAACATCACTGGATCCTATCAGAATATCGTAGCTCTCCCAGATGGCTGCTACGGAAATGTGTGGTTTTTTAAAAACGACAGCTCAAACGCAATGGCTTTCGGCTCGTTTAAGTGTGCCGGTAGTATTTGCCAAGCCTATTGCTTGCCTATTTATCCTGGAAACACTGCTACGCTCCAATTTCCTATGAGATTTGGAAGTGCAGATCAAGTAAGTGGCCTTAATCTAAGAGTGCGCACCTCCGATGGTCCTACAGGAGTGTATCAATACCGAATCCAATTTTGGGCGATTTAATGGAAATCTATGAGATCACAGGATTTAGGTCAGGGTTAGACAGAAGTGGCGTTAACTTCTTAGACCCTGCTGACTCTTTTGAAACTCTCAAGAATGCCTACATCTATAGACAGGTTCTCCAATCGCGCCTAGGCTTTTCACAATTTGCCAATCGTCTCTCAGATGGCACCAGAGTGATGGGTCTTTTTGAAAATATCCTCCCGACAGGAGACAGAGAACTTTTAGCCATCAGCAAAGAATTCCTGTATAGATACAACACCACAACGAATGAATTTGATCAGATTCCATTCAATGCTCGGATTTTAGCTCTAGATCCAACCTTCAATTTTGGAATTGCCGCTAACGATCAGTACGTGTCGGGCACGACCTATTTAACAAAAGATGGCTCTCAAAGGTTCATTTTTACTGGCAGCGGCATGACGGTTGCCCCACAGACGGGTGGACAAGATAATTCGGCTGTCTTTTTTTATGATGGGACATCGGTGGGGGACTTCTTCTGTGCCTTGGATAATCCAGATGTAGAAGAGCCAGCTGCATCGATTGGAGATGTGGTTCGAGCGGTAGCAGTGATCTATTTTGGAGAGCGCCTTAACTTCTTTGTTCCAACCACAACGGTCACGACATACAATCAGGGCGTTTTGTTCTCTGGGATCAAGGACGCTGGGGGGAATGGGGATAAATTCAACGTTCCAGGATCGGGGCTAATTCAATTCGACACCTCTGACGTACTTAAGATGGCCATCATTTTAGGAGATGTAATCGTCGCAAGATTCCAGAGATCGGATTGGACTTTAGAAAAGACAAGAGACGCTTTCAACCCCTACTTCCCAAGAAAAATACCCTCTGTTTTAGGTACCGATGCAGCTTTTTCCGTTGTCCAATGGAATTACGAAGTAAAATCCCTGGGAAAGCCAGGCGCTATCACCACGGATGGGCGAGAGTCTGTTAGGTTCGATAATAAAGTGCCTTTATTCACCTCTGATGATATCGATCAGTCCCTATTTGACCTATGCTATGGGGGTTTTGATCGGATAAATGGACAGTTTCTGTTCTCTTTTAGATCCAATCTTTCTAATTTGACGCCTCTCACACAAGATCAGGTCTTAGTCTACAACTATGAAGAGAGCACATGGTCAGTTTTTGATCAGCGCTTCTCTGTATTTGGTCAAACCATACAAGGGCAAGATCTCACTTGGGATGAGATCGACGAGACTCAAAATCCTGCATGGGCGCGGATGGATGAGACTGAGGAAGTATGGAATAGGATAGGCATCGAGGCTGTAACTCAAAAGACATTAGCTGGAGATGACCTCGGCTTTGTCTATCAGATCAATCAGGATTATGACGACTATTTCGTGGATGTCACAAACATCACTCAGGCTTCCGCTGCGGTTGTAACTGTAGAGCCGTCGGCTTTTCAGATCGGCGATCGTGTAGTGTTCGTGAATGTTGGCGGCATGGATGAAATCAACAGCATGAAAGGAACTGTGACGGCTGCGTCTCTTGCAAGCATCACTGTAGATATTGATTCACGTAATTTCACTGCATATACGACAGGTGGAACCGTATCCAAGCTGATTAATTTTGAGGCTCAGACTATCCCTTTTAATCCATGGAGAAATCAAGGCCGAATGATCAACATGTCCCATGTAGAGTTTTTAGTAGATTCGAATGCTGGGGATATGTTCGTCGATTTTTACATCGATGAAGAGTCATCTCCATTTAAAACAGCTTACGTTGCATCGCCGAGCACAACGACTAAGAAAAAGGTTTGGGTAGCTGTTGAAGTAAACCAAGAAGCAAATTTTATAACGATTGTAATGAGAAATGAAAGCGCTGGTTTCCAGACGCTGATCACCTCGATTCGCATACACTGCGAGCCAGGTCTTCTCACCAATCCATGAGGAAAGATGGCAAAAGTAGCAGAATATCTTCAGGTAGGAAACAGAGAGAATATCTCCAATGAGGAGCTATTGCGCCTTTTAGAAACAGCTTACCGAGATTTAGCTATCCAATTGAATAAAAAGCCCGATATTTATCAAAGAGATGCGGATGGTCAAACAACGGATGTCTTTTTAAGCAATGGTGATATAAATATAAACACAAGCACACTGAAGGTTGAAATGCTGACCGAACACAGCACCTCATCTGCAGTTGTTTGGACACAACTTAGTCCGTAGGAGAATATATGGCATTTGATTATCAAGGAGCGGCGTCAGGAGCCTCTACTGGGGCTGGGATTGGCTCTTTCTTTGGTCCGTGGGGTACAGCCGCTGGCGGACTCATTGGGGGTGCAGCAGGAGGATTTTTTGGACGCGAAAAGAGCAAAGAAACCGATATCCAAAAAAAGCAGAGACAACTCGTCGACGATCTACTTGGATCCCTCAATGGAAGCGGACCTTACTCAGATTTATTTAATCCGAATGAGGCGGATTTTGAAAGATCTTTTGCAGAGCCTGCTCGCAATCGATTCAGAAATCAAACTACTCCGCAAATCCAACAGGGCTTTATCGCCAGTGGGCTGCAAAGAGGAACAGGGCTTGAAGACACGTTAGCTAGAGCGGGTGTCAATATGGATGACATCATCAATCAACATTACATGGACTATGCGCAACAGGCTCAGAATAGAAAGGCGGCAGCTCTAGGGCAAGTTTTAGGGCAAGGCCCAGGGGCTGCACCTGAACAATCGGGTTGGGATGCGGCTCTTCAAGGGATAGGCGGATATCTTAGTGGCCCAACTTTTGGTAAAGACATCGAAGGGATCCTGAATTCATTTAATAGGCCAAAAACTGGGCAATCAGAATCTATAATGGATACCTTTGAGCCAGCCAGGAAGGGATTTGAGCGTGATGAGTTCGTTTATAACCCCTACACTGGCGTACAAACAGGAGGCTTTTAATGGCTACCCCATCACCATTTGAAATAGGCAGAGCTATTGGCTCGAATATAAGCGGAGGGATTCGTGGCGCTCAAGAGAGAAGCTCGATCGATGATATCCTGTCTCAAGCCAATTCTTCCGAGGATCCTCAAGCAGTGAATAATGCGATTGGACAGATTCTTAGAAACGTCTCCCCTGAAAGACAAGAGCAAGCTCTGCAAGTTCTCGGACAAAAACAGCAGCAGATTCAATCTCAAAAAAGAAGGCAAGCTCTCGAATCTCAAGGAATCAGCGGAGATATCGATGCTTTAGACCCTGCGCTCCAAAAAGAGATCATCAAAGCCAAGAATGCTGGAAAACCTGGAGGTGCGGACTCAAAACGACACGTTCAGGACGCCTACAATCGCGTAAATGAGATCTTGGAGAGTGGTTATACAGGTTGGAGCCCAACAGGCGCTACGCCCGAAGGAAGACAGCAACGCGCCGAATTGGATACTTTGAGCGAAGTTTTCATCTCTAATTTGATCCCTCTTTTGAATCCAAGGGGCACAATCTCCAAAGAGCGTTTTAACTACATCAAAAGCTTGGCTCCCACCTCATGGGATACGGATGCCAAGCTAAAGGGCAAACTCAAAGCACTTTCCGACATCTTTGGACTAGAAGGATCGACCTCTTCAAGAAGTAGTCCACCTACAGTGGAGATGCGCGATGCTCAAGGAAACGTGTATGATATCCCACAGGATATGGTCGAAAGAGCTAGAGCTGGAGGATTGCAATGAGTTCAACAACAGACTTCTCGCAATACAGAAGAGGGCAACAGGAGTCATCTGAGCAGAATAATGACTCGCTTGGTCAATTCGCTCAGTTTAAACGAGCCCCTAAGCGAGGAGCCTATGAGACATTCGTTGAACGTCCAGGTCAAATTGTAGGTCAATCCGCAGTGGCAGGGCTTAAGGCTCTTCCCAGAACAGCATACGATCTGTTAAAAACAGTGGTTGAAAAAACTGGCGGCGATCTTTCTAAGCTTCAAGAAGCTGAAAAAAATGCCCCTGAATGGTTAAAAGACTTTGCAAAAGATCACCTACGAACCTACGAAGAAATCAGAGAAGAACAAGCTCGTACAGGCAAGCAATACGGCTCTGATAAATCTCTCGCACAGCCTGAAGGCGCCACTGAAAGAGCGCTCGAGAAATTCGGTAGATTCCTGGGAGAGTCCCCAGCCCTTGGCGGAGTCGGAGGTGCAAGAGGGGTTGCGTCGCTTGCGGGGCTTGCAGGCGGCATGCAGGTTGGCGAAGAGAGTAAGTTGGGACCGCTTGGACAGTTTATTACGGGAGGAATTGGAGCACTCACACCTGGCGGTATACGAGGGTTGGGAAGGGCTATTGCAAGCCCCAGACAAACTGTGGCTAAAGGCGTGGCTAAACTCACTCCCTCTAAATCTATTGATATCCAAAAGCAGCTTATTCGAGATGCGCGAGATGCAGGCGTCCAGCTTGATGTTGGATCCCTTTCAGATAGTCGTCTTGTTAAGTTCGTGCAAAACCAACTCGCTCAATCTGCATTGGCAGGGGAATCACTGGAGAATTTCAAAAAACAACTCTCCAAGCAAATCATTGATGAATACAAGGGTGTTGCTGATTCCATAGGACAATCGCGATTTCAAACTCATTATCAAGCAGGCGAAGCTGTTCAAAATGCGATCCGCCAACACAAAGACACCACATTAAGCCAAGCCAGGGATCTCTATAATTCAGCTCGCAAACGTGGAGGAAATTTCCAAGTCTTCACAGGCAAGGTCGGAGATGTAGTCAAGGAGCTTGAAGAGTCTTTGACACCTGGCTCTATAAAATCTGGCGAGCAAAAAGCTGTATTGGAGGCACTCAACAAGCTTAAATCGGATGTTTTGACCCCTGCAGGCGATATCAAGTCCGCAAGTATCAATGATCTGATCAATGACAAGATCGCACTCAATGACATTATCGATTATGAAGTACAAGGGGGGGCCAAACAGCTCCTCAAAAAAGCTGTAAAAGCACTCGATGAAACCATTTCTGCGCATGGCAAGGTAGACCCTACTTTCGCGAAAGAATGGAACATGGCTAATAAGCGTTTCAGCGAGCATGCAAAGACCTTTAGAAATCAAAATATTTCTAATGTACTGAAAACGCAAGATCCAGCAACGATTTTGAATAAAATGAATTCGGCTGCTGGAATTCGGGACGTGAAAAATGCTCTTTCGTCGAGTAAAGAAGGGCGCGATCTTTTTAATGATCTCAAGCGATACAAGATCGACGATCTATTAGAAAAGTCTCTGGAGCAAAACGTAAAGGATCAGATTCAGTTCGGAAAGGTAGGGAATGCCCTTAAAAAAGGAAAGAATGAGGATCTTTTAAGAGAATTGATGCCTAAGCAGGATTTCGAGCGGTTGCAGAGATTGGCTAAGCTTTCTGGAAACATCGCAGAATCGGCGAATAAATTCTTAAACACAAGTCAATCTGGAACTACCATTATAAACATGGCAGCGGTTGCGGATATCCTTCATTCTTTTTCACAAGCTTTTGTTGGTAATTTTGCACCTGCAGCAGTGAGCATTGGCGGCTTAGCCGGAGTTCGTGGTCTTTCCAAATTAATCACAAATCCAAAATTCCTAACTGCAGTAGAAGACGCTATCCTAGCTTCTAAATCCAATAACTTAAACTTAATGGAGCGTGCCGGAGCCGAGCTGCTAAACCTAACAGGACAGGGAGCAAAAACAGCGGCTAGAGGCGTAGGGAACGCGACGGAGAACGAGTTCGTTTCGCAGCGACGGCAGTCTGGCGATCAGCTTCCTTTAAACGCCTCTCAATAGCTTCTTCCTCTTCCTTAACGAACTGGTGGTAGCTATAAATGCCGCCAATAAAACCACCTATGGCAGCCATCCAACCTAACCCATAGCCGTACAAGCAAAATGCAAAGAATCCTGCGCTCAATAATCCAACAAAAAGACATGCTAGTCCGTGTCTAATCGCCTCATCTATTTTTTGTGCCATAATTCCTCTCTAAAACACCCCTATTATGCAACACATGTAGACTAAAGGCAATCCGAAGACTTTATTTTAATCTCGGGCGTAGTCGATATCGATATGGGTCGTCCATTTGCCGTTTTTAGTGGCTTTTATCGGATTTATATGAAGGAATCGAACCCCAGAACTCCCGTATTCATTGGCCTTTTTGATACATTCTACCAGTCCATTAATCCAATCTTTTCGCTTGCGTATTCCTCTAGGAATGTCCCTGAATGTAAAGGAATTCTTTCCATAATGTCCACGGATACGCCTATGCTTAGGGATTACTTCAGTCGGCTTGGCCACAGGAAGAGGAGAGTCCTGCATATTAATGAGGACGTTCAACACTCCATGAATGAGGTTCGTATTTACGATCACTTGGCGCTCATTGATGGTTTGAAAGGTCTTTTCCAGATCTGCTATATGGTTAATCAAAGCATCCCAGTCTTCATCGGGTATGTACATTATTTGTCCTCGATCGCGTCTCTGATTTCTTGAAGTTTCATAGAGATGATGGCGGTGTTAAAATCAGTCGCCATGACTTTAGCGAGTTCAATTGCATCCGAAACTTTATATGGCATCTCATGCTTGTCCAGGATATCGATAGCCGATCCTAGATAATCATCGGCTGTCATTCTAGCCTGTGAAAATGCGTTCTCAATGGTGATAAGAACCTCTCTACTCACGACCAACTCCTCTTTATAGGATGCGCGGTTTTAATGCCGTGCGCTCTCAAGGCGCGCCAGACACTATCATGCGTCCAGAGTTTATTTTTTCTATTTAGAAGACCCAATTTATTCATTTCCTGGGCTATATCAGCCATGAAAACACCTTTCGATCGAAGTTCTTTCATCTTTTCGAGATGCGGAATGCAAGCAGGATTAATGACGAGTTTTTTATCCGGTCCAACCATAAAGCCGAACCTCAAAGAACCAGCTCTTTCTCCTCTGGCTTTCTTTGCTGCTAGAGCGGACTTGATGCGAACGCGCGTAATGTCTCTTTCAAAAGCCGCTACCACGCGGAACATGTCCCTCATCATTTTCGCACCAGGATCAGCGCTATCCGTGCCTTCACCTGCGGCTGAAACAATCCTAGATTTTTTATCTCTAATCATCTCTTCAATAAGCAGTGCCCCATAAAGATCTCGAGACAAGCGATCCAATCTAGACACAAGCAAGACTGAATCTGGTTCCAAGGAGCAAATAGCATTAAAAAGAGCAGGGCGTTTATCTAGTGGAGCGGCTCCGCTAATGGCTTTTTCTACAAATGAGTGATGAATCTCAAAACCATTTTTTTGAGCCCATTGCTTGCAGATATCCTCTTGAGCAGATAGTCCCGCGCCGCTTTCAATTTGCATTTCGGTAGAAACTCGATAATAGGCGATTACTTTCATTTAGGAGCAACTCCAACAAACACATAATCATTCGCTAAGAAATCTTCAGGGGTGAGGTCTGGTCGCTCGCAAAAAATCATACCCCCGTGCATTTCAAAGTAGACATGAGAATCCCATCCTTTACGCTGGAAGCGGTCGCCTTCGGTAATGGTCTGCATGACTTGGATAAAGGACAATGGTGAAGAGTAAAGTTCCCATTCAGTGGAGAAGTCGGCCTCATATTCTGATCCTTCAATATCACCAGGCAAAAGAGGATTATTCAAATCAATTCGTCTTACTGCATAGCCATCTTCCAAGGCTTTCATCGCTTCGCTAAACCGCATCATTCTCCCTTTAGAATCTCAAGTTTTACTGGGTTACCATCCTTATCTTTCATGACGGCATCATGAAGAGCATGAGAGCCTCTGCACTGCTTTCTTTCGATCATCCTTTGCTCTTGTCGAGATCTCACTCGTCCATCCTTATCTTGAAACTTGCAATGCATCATGAGATGAGATTCTTTGCCAAACTCCCGACAAACAAAAGGTCTGTCTTCATAGATATTGCACTTCCAGTCTTTGGTTAGAAATGGACAGCGTTGATTCGTACCGCCTGGATCAGGCTCTCCGATTGGCAATACCATTTCACCTTCCTTGACTGATTTCGGATTCTTAAATGAATCTTCTGTGAGAATCGGCCCTTCAAAATGAAACTCTTCAACCATGGCGCGCGCAAGTTTATCGCGGTTCCTTTCTAGGATTTCTCTAGGCATAGGAGTAGGCGCGCAGCAGCATGCTTTGCACTTTGGCTTCATCTTATCGCAATCAAATCCCATTATTCTGTGATCTCAAATGGGTAATGTTCGTGTATGCGTCGCAGGAATCCGTTAGCAGCTGATTCAGTTCGATATTTCTTCAAGAGATATTCCCTCTCTTGGCTTGCTGCTATGATGTGAAATCTTTCTTGGTAATCCTGTCCTTTGTCTAGGATGAAGATGTATTCCATCCTTTCCATATTGACTAGGTCGTTCTCTATGTCCCTTATGAATCTCATTGCCGTTCTCCTCTTGCCATTGTTCTAGTTGAGAGCGCATATCATCATTTCGACAGCGTTCCCTTGTTTTTTCGCTATATGCCTTTGAATTTTCAAGTCCCATCGGGTGCCTCATCAGTAGCTAATCGCCATTTCAGTTCGTGGTTTGGGTGCATTTCGAGCATAGACGGGTTGCACCATGCGTCTACATCGACTAGATTGAATTGTTTGCCGTCCCAAGCTGCTTTTGATGTAATGGTGTGTTTCATTTCTACAAGCTGACCAGGCAAAGGAAAACGGTCTTTTGCATCGACCCAGCTACATTCTTCACATGGCATTTCACTGTCTGGTACATAGTTCTTTCTCCACCCACGTTCGCATATAGTTTTTTTGCAAATTTCACATGAGACAAGTCCGCAAAGATAAGGTCTTTTTTTTGATGGGTCGTATTGCTCTTCTCTCATAGACATTCATCCTTTATCCAAACTGTATAATCGCTTCGTCCAGGCTCCATTAAGCAGGAAGTGATACTAAAAATGCAGTCATGCGGGTGAAGATTAGGTCTTTGCGTTAGAACCTTTAATCTTTGAAAAGTATGGTGCAAAGTAATGAATAATTCTCTTTCATTTTTTGGATCTTGCATTCTGCATACCACAAATCTAAAAGGCTCCTCTCCTTTATCAACCGTCAACAATGGCAAGTGGTCAATTTCCATACAGCTTTACACCTCTAATCCTGATTCGGTTCACAAATTTTTTTACTCAATTCTTCCGATCGACTCAAAATCCATCCTGTTTTGGAGTTTCCTGAAATCTGATCTAGACGTAATCCATCCATCAAACGGATAAGAGAACTAAATTGACTTGTTTTTATCCATCCAGGGGCGCTAAGTACTAGAAGACATTCTGCTCCGCTCGGAGAAATTTCTAGTTTAGTGATCAAAAGATCTTCACTCATCTCTCTTCTCCACAAACCAAATTTATTTTTTTCGCCCCATTCATACCGGATAGAGATGGGTTTTTTGACATCGGTGCTTTGAATTACTCATGATTGCTCCTGACAACACTTCTTACATTTCTTGGCAGGCTGATATCCAATCGGGCTAATCTTGCCCGTTTCTGGATCAGCCGTATAAATCGCATGAAGGATGATCCGATTGATTTCCTGCTTAGTCTTTCTACAAAAATCGCATGTCTGGGCCGTCGTGAACATTTTAAAGAAAGGATCGTTCGATTGAGACTCGCTCATTTAGACGCCTCGCGCCACTCTTGCATGATCTCGCGCATCTTGCAGTTGTATTCGTTCTTCACCAGCAAATCCATGATCTCATACAGAACCCGATCCCTCTCAACTTCAGGATAATTTCGCATGTCAGGATAATGGAAAGTTTCAGGAATAAACTTTAATCGCGTCCGCATAAACACATCAAATTTTTTCCAGATTAAATTAGGTTCATTCATGATGGATTTCCTTTGAGTCCAGCTTGATTTTTCAACTCTTTGATCTTGTCTGCGAGAGCTATCCGCATGATAAATGAAACGGGGCGCCCTGTTAAGACAGCCATCATCTTAGCGCTGGAATACAGTTCTGCTGGAAGATAAACAGTGGTTCGAACGAACCCTTCTCTCTTGGATCTTTTTTCCATAAGACATAATTATGTTGGAATGATTCTTAGAAAGCAAGTGAATATATTTTTTAAATCATGTTGGGAATATTTTGAAGCTAAAGGAAATACTTAACCAAAGGTGAAGCGATGCCTAAGTTTGCTCGTCCCAACATGTATAACGGTCGTCAATCGAACCAAGCTTGGACAGGATCGGTCCGAGCAGCTAATCCCAGCGAAGCAGCCGCTGGCGATAGCGAACAGCTTTACATCAGCCCTGCAACACTCGCTGGAGCGGTACAAGCTTTAGTCCCTCACGCATCTGATACAGAGTATGGGATTGTTGTTTTGACAGACGATAGCGAGCCAGTGGCAACAAAGGTCTATGTCGATAACATCGCAATTGCTGGTGCCCCCGATTGGTCTGAAAGCGTCAAGGGGATTGGAGAGCTTTCAACGCAGGCTGAAGCTATAGCTGGAACAAATGATGATACGGCGATGACACCACTTAAAGTCGCTCAAGTTTTTGCGGGTGGTACGGTTTCTCCCTCTTTTACAAACGTCCTCATTTCGGGCACTCTCGGTGTCACGGGCCTTACATCTCTCAACGGCTCGGCTACCGTTGTAACTGGGGCCACGGCTCTTAATTTAGGGGCAGATGCGGGGACAGGAGCGGTAAACATCGGAACTGGCGCAGCGGCGCGAACCATTACGATGGGGAATATCTCGGGTGCGACGGCTCTTGCTTTGAACTCGGGAACGGGCGGAATTGCTCTCGTAAGCACCACTTCGGGCGATATCACCATAGCGTCAGCAGACACTTGCTTAATCGACTGCGCTGGCGTTTTAGAGCTGAACTCGTCTGCAGGAGTGATCGGCATTGGTAATGATGCCGTCGCTCAAAACATCAATATCGGTACAGGTGCAGCTGCTAGAACGATCACCGTGGGAAATGCCTCTGGAGCCACATCGGTGGTTATCAATGCAGGTACTGGCCCCATTGAAATTGGAGCGAATGCAATAGCCCATAGCATCACTGTAGGAAATGACGTTGGAGCTACAGCTATCGTCTTAGAAGTAGGAACAGGAAACTTCGTCGTCGATGGAGTAGGAGCCTCTGAATATGAAATTGGGGCATCTACAACTACTGGAACTATTTTAATCGGCGGAACAGCGCAAACTGGAGCTATCACTCTAGGCAGCTCAAGCGGCACTAACGCAGTTAATATTGGCGTTGGAGCTGGAGCTACCACGGTTAACATCGCCACTGGAGCTACCAATGCAAAGGCCGTTAACATAGGTACTGGAGCTGTTGCAAACGTCATCGCAGTAGGATCTTCGTCCGCTGGTGCAATCACTGTAGATACAGCTGCAGGAGTGTCTGTAGATGGCGCGACCGCTTCCAACTTCACAGTAACCGGAGCAGGCCAAGACCTAACGCTGGCGTCTGTTGGAGGTTCCGTTAAAATCAACTCCACTGAAAATGCGGCAGGCGCCATCGCTCTTTCAGCAAACGGAGGCACTTCCGAGACTATCACCATTGCAGCTGCTCAAGGTACTGGTGCCGCCTCGATTGGAATCTCATCTACAGCCGGAGGAGTTACAATTTCGGGCGGTCTAGCCACAGCTGATGCGATCAATCTTTCCGCTGCGGCGGGCGGTGTAGATGTTGATGGTGCGCTCCAAATCAACATCGCCTCTTCTCAAGCCGCTGCGAATGCTATCGCACTGGTAGCTTCCGACGCTGGGGGTGGAATCACTATTGCGGTTGGAACTGGCGGAGTAGGTATTACGGGTGCCGTGGATATAAGTCTAGATGCTCGATGCAGAACTATTTTTGCAGACGGCGACGAAGGAACTGGGATTGCTACAACTACAGCCATGACAAATGGAACAGAAACCACACAGGGAGCTGGAGAACTAACTATTGTCTCTACAAACGCAAACAATGGAGACAACGCAGGTTTCTTGAAGTTCTATGTGGGTGCTAGCGTTGTATGGGTTCCTTACTTCACCAACATTGCACCAAGCTAAGGAGAAAAATATGGCAGCTAGAGGTCAGGCGAAAGCTTTTTTTGAGCCTTTGCGATCGATTTTATCGGGAGCTATTTCAGGAACGTATGCGGATGTTGGACTTCCTACAGAAAATCCTGTCCGTATCTTTAAGGTTTCTAATAATACCAAGGGAGATATGGTTCTGAGCGTAACCCCTGGGCAAGACGATATGTTCGTCGCGGCGGGTGCGTTCACGCTATATGATGTTCAGGCGAACATGAATCCTCAATCTGATGACAGCTATGTTCTTCCCAAAGGAACACAGTTTCGAGTCAAGGAGGTAAGTGCCGCGTCTCAAGGGGCTGTCTATATAGAGGTTATTTGCTGATGGCTAGGCTGCAACGGAAAGACCTGGCCAAAGAATTTGAGGACATCGTTAAGCAGGAAATAAAGAATCATAATGATTCTGTGGCTGCAAATAACGAGGCGATCAATCAAATGCGCCAGCAAATCAAGGACCTGAAGGAAGGATACTCTGCGGCTGATGCGACGATTGGGAGTGTGGTCAGCACCCATTCTAGCCAGCTTTTAGAAATGTCCTCCGTCATGCAGAGGCTATCCTCTCATGTCCTCAGCCGATTGAATGATCTAGGCGAAAGCACAAATCTCAAAATCGAGGATGTTAAAAAGGGAGCCGCAACACGCGAATCCTATTATTTAACAGTGAATGACTTCGATCAGTTCCGTGTTAAAATTGATGAATGGGTATCGCAAATCAGGCGCCTCTTTGAGATGCACCAATGCAATCTTTCCCAAGAGATCTCAAAGGCCGCTCTATCTCATGAAAAGCCGCTGGCTGAATATGAGGATCGCTGGAAATCTCACGTCAATTACCTCTTGAAAGACATCGAAGACATCAATAAATCGATGGATAGTTTTGGGTCGCAATTTGCAGCTCTAAAACTTGAAATTGAACGGCTAAAAAAGGGCTGCTTTGTTATCGAAAAAAATATTGAAAACCTATATACCCAGATTGAAAGGCTGAAGGCGGCAAAATGAGTCAGACTGGTCTAATAGACATCGAATCGGCGAATCCTCAGATTCCGACCCTTTTTATAGCGGATGTTGGGAGCGCAATTCCAATAGACAATACTCTTGAGCTATTAGGAGAGGTAATACCTAA